TTTAACATCATCTACTTTAAATGGTTTGACGTCTCAAGGTCTTATTGTAAAAAACGGAACAACAACAAACGCAAGTTTAAATAATCTAGGTGTATTAGACTGTAAATCAATAACAAATTCAGGGACATTAACTTCAACAAATACAACAATTACAGGAACAATAGGTGTTTCTGGTTTATCAACATTAACAGGGGGTATAAATACACAAAATAGTGATGTCAATTGTGGAACTGGTTCTATTACTTGTCACACAATAACAGCATCGTCTAATTTAGTTTCTACAGGTGGAATTATTGTATATAATGGTACAAATAATACGGCTACAGTTCAACAAGACGGTCAAATAACCTGTAAAAATTTTTTAATAAGACAACCTGGAACAAATAATTATCCATTATCAATAAGCGGTACAGGTGATGTTTTAGGAAATGGCGCCGATTTTTCAAGGTTACAAACAATTGAATTAAACATATTTAATACATTAAGTGCTGGAGTTTTTGGAACATTACAGGCATCGATTAATAATGCTGGATTATTAACTTGTAAAGGTGTTAATGCTGGTTCTTCAATTATTCAGACATTATCTGGCGTAAATTGTCAATATACAGATATTTCAGGAATAATGTATAGTCGAGGTATTGAAATTCGTAATGCGTTAAATACCGCTTCATTGACAGTAAATACGAATGGTAATTTAAATACACCTGGTAATATAAACTGTGCTCTTATTGATGTGGGTAATACTGTATATTGTAGATATCTTGGAGTTCGTGATGTGGGTAATACATTAGATATCATAAAATTGAATCAAAATGGGACGATTGATTGTAATATCGTGAAATCTACATTTGTCCAGTGTCCATTCTATGAGTCAAATCCTACAGACAGTGGATCTATCGATATTGGAATATTTAATACAACAGGGAATATAAATATTGCTCAAAATAATACCACGGGTAATATTAATATTGGTAATGGTGGATTAATAGGAGTTTCTCAAAAAATAGTTTTTAAACGTCCATTAACGATTCAATATTTGATACCGTCAGATTATACATATATAGGGGGTACTCAAGCTGTAACGAATTTTTCGTTAGCCGTTCCAAATAACACTATTAAAACAATAGGAACTTTAACAAATGTTCCTGGTGGAAATTATATGATCTTTTATAGTGTAGAATATACATTTTTATTATCTACAAAAACATTCACATTACAACAATACGGGATAACATCAACATTAGATTCGTTTTCTACTATTTATGGGAAATGTTATGATTTAGAAACTACAAGTCAAATACGAACGGCAAATGTAGGCGGCAATTCTCGATTTACTAAAACATTCAGTAATCTAATAACTGTAATAGGTACAACGTCTAATATTAGACTCACTGTTGGATTATCTTACAATACTACTGAAAATGTAACCGTGAATGGATCTATTAAATTAATGAGAATTGGATAATAAAATATAATCTAATATATATATATATATATAATGAAGCCTAATAAAAAAGATATTAAAAAAGAAAAGATTATAAATTGGTATGAAAAATTAAAAGACGAATTAGTGCCTCAGACTAAATTAGATAAAAATTTCAATAAACATTACATTCTACCAAATAGTATGATATTAGCAATTGGGGGCACGGGGTCGGGGAAGACGAATAGTTTAATGAGTTTTCTTAGTTTTAAAAATGAAAGTTTCTATAAAATAATATTATATACTGGATCAACAGGAGAAGAGCCGCTATATCAATATTTAAAACAAAAAATACCAGAACTAGAAATATATACAGACATTGAGGAAGTACCATCATTAAATGATTTTGATGATAATGATAAAAATAAAGAAAAATTGATAATTTTTGATGATTTCATTAATTTAACTAAAAAACAAATGGTTAAGATAAATCAATATTTAACTGCTGGTCGGAAGTTTTCGTTTACCGTTTTTTTGCTTGCACAAAATTACACATCAGTTGGAAAAATAATCACAAGAAATATTAATTACTTTATTATATTTAAATTGAATGATAATGTAAGCATAAACAATATTATAAAAAATCATAATATTGATGATGTTGATAAAGAGAAATTTAAAGATGCGTATAAATATTCAACATCTGAAAAACTAAATTTCTTCTTATTAGATTTAAAAGGTCCAAAAGAGAGAAGATTTCGTCATAATTTCACCGAATTTTTAGCGATAGAGTAGCTGATATAATATAAATTCATTGTCTTTTGTATTAGTTCCAAATAAATTACAAAACGTATTAAATGCGGTTAGTTTATCTTGTTTATTATACATAAATTTAATGAACGCCACACAATAAAAACCACAACTAGTAGAATCAATATCTTGAATTTGTTTTTTATTATATTCATATTTATATACTATATCTTCAATATTTTCAGGGGGCGGGAATCCGAAGCTATCCCAATAAAGAGAAAAACCGTCATTTATTTTATATAACGCAGTCCAATGCGTACCAGGTCCACCGCTATCTTGTAGATTAATTATATAGAAACCATTTTTTAAAGGTTTATTTAATCTATCTTTAGGATATACACCGTTGAAATTATTAATATTAGTTTTATTGAGTATATCTATTAAATCTATATTTGAGGTTGTATTATTCATATTATTATAATGTATATAATAATATTAATAAAACGTTTAAAGAATTAGTATATTATAATATTAAATGCCAAGATTATCAATTGATTATTCTAAAACTATTATCTATAAAATCGTATGTAATGATTTAAATATTACTGATGTTTATGTTGGTTCAACTACTGACTTCATACGACGGAAAGGACACCATAAATCAAATTGTAATAATGAAAAATCAAAAAAATATAATTTTAAAGTTTATCAATCTATGCGTCAAAATGGTGGATGGGATAACTTTACAATGGTTGAGATTGAGAAATACCCTTGTATAGACTCTAATGAAGCGAGGACAAGAGAACGACATTATTATGAGTTATTAAATACAACATTAAATACGATTTATCCTAGTAGAAATAACAAAGCATATTACGATCAAAATAAAAACGACGTATTAAAACGATGTAAAATATACTATGAAGCTAATAAGGAAATGATTGCTATACAATGTAAACAGTATAGAGAAGCTAATAAAGAAAAAATTGCAGAATATAAAAAACAGTATAGAGAAGCTAATAAAGAAAAAATTGCAGAACATAAAAAACAGTATAGAGAAGCTAATAAAGAAAAAATTGCAGAACAAAGAAAACAATATAGAGAAAAAATGAAGAAAAAAACAGATTCTATTGATGTAATAGTCCACTAAAAACTAAAATATATTTCTAACTATTAAATTAATTGATAGTTAAAAATATTTTGTAATAACTACAGACCAGCGGGAAATAAAGCGCCGGCAGTTTGTACTTTTTTTGGTCGTCCACGTTTTCGTTTAGTTTCAACACCAGAACCCGCAATAGTTTTGACAGCTCGTTCTATAAGTGCATTTCCTACACGTTTAGCTAGTTTAGTGTCTTTTGCAAACTTGATTATTTTTTTACCTATTTTAGCTTTTTTAATTTTACCAATAATACTACCACCTTCAATTTCACCGCAATTACTACAAACCATTCCACCAGTGTGCATACCCTGACCAGACATTTCCATTTGTTGATACGGATCTAATTGAACAGTTAATCCAGCACCAACTTTTGATTTTCTTTCAAACTTTTTAGCTTGTTCGGGTGATAATTTAATTTCATCGCCTTCACCTTTTTTAATAATTACTTTATCACCTTTACGTAGTTTTCGTTTTTGAGTAGCGGATAATTTATGAACTTTAACAGGAACATACATTTTTATATAATATTAATTAGATATTATTTTTTAAAATATAATTTTAAAGTATCTTTATAATATTTACGCGCGCTTGAAATAGATATAGCCCCAACATTAGCCAATTTAAAAACAACATCATATAACTCTTTTTTTAATTCTTCATTATCATTACCGGCTACGATTTCTCCTTCAACTAATGTCAATCTATCTTTTAAAGCTTTAATTGTTTTTTTAATATCTATATTATGATCTTTACTTAAACCTGCTTTTGTCAATAGTATGTTATATAGTATTATTTCTTTTTGTTCTAAATTATCAACGTCATTTTTATTAATTTCACCGTCAGAACATATCTTCATTAATATATTTACTAAATTTTCAGATACTTTCGTATTTGGTATGCCTTGAACATTAACATTATTCGAATCTTTTACTGATAATACGTTTTTATAATACAATTTATTTAATAATAATATTAGTTTCCCAAATTGACAATGTGTAGGTATATCTTTTTTCAAACTAGCGCCTTTTTGAACTGTTGGCTTTTTTTTAGTTTTCTTTGGTTTTTTAAGTCCTTCGCCTTTGATAACATCACCATTTTCAATTCTATCGAAAAATTTAATAAATTCTGTTGGTGTTATTTTATTTAATTTTTCTCTAGATGGAGCAATCATCTCTGTAATAACATCTATATCATTATCGTTTAGACCTATAATTTTTAAGCGTGTTAAAAACATACCACCTAAAGTTTTTTTTGATAGATTCTCATATTCTACATTATCAAATGAAACACTAATTATTTTATTAACATTAGCAGACCCTGGACCTCTAGGAGGATTTGACAATTTTAAATATATGCTTTGATTATTAGCGGTATTTTCAAAACGTAATATATCTTCTTCTTTACTTATTTTAACACCTTTTAATTTTAGTTCACTCCTTAATAATTTAGGTGGTATTATTTTAGCTTCTACTTCAGGTAAATCAATAATAGATGTTGCAACGGCAACTTCAGGTGCTGGTGTGTCACCGTATATATCATCGAGTGTCTCTTCTGATAAATCAACAGCTTTTGTTTCTTCATTTGATTCTTCGTTTGTTTCTTCTTCTTTTTCTCCTTTTGTTTTCAATTTTGTTTTTCCTTTTATTAATCTTGGCGCTTCTGAATCAAGATAAGCATTAATTAAAGCTATATAATCTTCAACTTCTAAATTTTGATTTCCTATTCCGTAAACCTCATTAAAATATTTTTTAAATCCTGCAAATGTTTTATTTAATAAAAACTGGTTATCATTATTAAAAGATTTTACAAGGTTTTCTATTTTCCATTCTGATTTTATAATGGTTTTCAAATTCTTTTTAAATTCGTTAGTGTTATATAATCCAGCTCTTGTTAAGTCTTCTTCTATTAATGTAACATCTGCTAATCTTTTTAAAAAATCAGATTCAGATTCTCCCTCGGCTTGTTCGACATTTATTTGTCCTTCATTCATTATACGTAATGTTTTGGCATAATCTGCTAGTT